CAATGATGTTGGTGTATTAGATTCAGCAATAAGTAAATCACCTACTCTAACTTGTTCTGAAAAGAACGTACCATCTACAGTTACAGTATATGTAAAACCTTTATTGATTGTTCCTGTTGGAACTGAATCAAGATTTGGTGTATTTGTAGCAGCATTATAACCACCTTGATAGATTAATGCTCCTGAACCTGCAACAGATGCATCTACATAATTCTTAGTTGCAGCGTCTTGTGCTGCTGTTGGATCAACTACATTAGTTAACTTGTGAGTATTGATGCTCAGATCAGTTGTAGGAGCTCCTAATACGTTTAATGGTATATTGCCAACTGTAGTTCTTTTTACGGCTCCTGATGCACTAACATCACCTAACAATAATGTATCACTTGTTTGTACTACACCACTCATAGCTGTTGCATCTGCAATAATCCCTGATGCTGTATAATCTATTAAGATTGTAGGATTAACAGTTGATGTTCCAGTTTGAGTTAATCCTGCCCCTGCAGTTACACTTGTTACTGTACCTATTGTTGTATCATTACCTGTTACTGTAAGAGTATTTCCACTTCTAGTTACAAGAATATGTCCAGCACCTTGGATGATTACATCATCCGTAGTTGAATCTGAACCTGATAATCTTACACCAGCCGTTCCATTAGATGAACCAACACCTGAAAGATCATACGTTGTATCACCATCTGCTCCAGTTTGAAAATCCACCCATGCACCATTTGCATATAGTTTTAATTTATCCGTTACCGTATTAAAATATATCCTTCCTTCTGCACCTGTTGGATCAGTTGCTAAGTTGTCTATAACAACCTTTTTTAATTCATTGCTGTTTAAGTCAATGTTTCCTACTACGTTTATTCCTGATAGATATTGTATCATTATATTATATTATTTATTGTTTATTTATTGTTTATTTATTTAATTTAAGAAAGCACATCCAGAAAAAGGTATGCTAAATGTTACTTGTATTACGTTGCTATTCATATAATCTACTTGGCCAGTAACTATCTGATTGTTTCCATCTACAATTGTAACAGATGGAAATTTACCTAAGTTATGTGTAATTGTAACCACCTGTAATGGTGAGTTAAAGCAATGTGTATAAGTACTTCCTCCATTTATTAGAGAATCTAATTCTATTATTGTACATACATTACTTGGCGATGTAGGGCAAGACGCACTTGCTGCATCATTTACAGTTGCCAATGGCTCTATAAATACACCTGCTACATTTGTACCAATCACTGTTTTGTTACTTGAACTATGCTTCCATTCTGATATAAAATGTGAAGCAACAGAGTCCTCATAGTTAACAAAACAACATGGTGTAATCCCAAATTTAATTTCTCTAAATACAGTAAAAGCTTGTTGGGCAAACTCTTTCTCAATACCAACTCTTTTATTTAAAGCTAATTCTGATGTATATACACTATTGGATCTTTTTGCTATAGCCATTTTAGTTATTTCTTAAATCTTTAATTTGTTGCTTTGCCAATTCTAAGTTTAAATTGCTCGGTTCTGGTTGTGCAGCTAAACCTTTTGCATTATTATAAGCATTTACACATGTTTTATGTATAATCACACCATTTCCAACACTGTGTTTTTGACAACCACATGTGAAAGGTTTATTGCATTGAGAACAATTCATATTTTTAGTTTTAAATTATGTATGGATTACTACCTCCGCAGTTACCTGAAGGGCAGTGTATTTTTCCTAATCTTTGTTTTGCGTATGTATAAAGTTGCATACCTTGTGCTGCTGATTGGCAGTACTCAACATTAGCAACTGCAGCATCAATAAGAGTTCTAATAAAATTTAACTCATTTAATAAATCCTGTTTAGTTGTTTCTGGCTGGCATGCTTGAACATTTAAATCACATAATGCTTGATAATAGCTTGTAAGTAAAGTAGTTACTCTTAAATGATTATACTCTACAAAAACTTTACTATTAGGTGATACACTATATCTAATAATGTAGATACCATCTGGTAGTGCTTGTTGCACTGAACCACATTCCGTTTTTTGTAAAGCAAGTGTACATGCTGTCAAGCACATATCAAAATCTTTATCAACTTTTATTAAAACAGGAACAGAATAACCCGGAAGAGTTATTAATAATTCCTCACAATCTACTGCTAAACCTGCAGCATATTGACTTGTATCTTTAATACATAATAATTCACAGTTTGATACTGTGGGTGTTTCTAAACTTAATATATGTTTATCTGCCATGACTTAATGCTTTATTGCTCTATATAGACAATATACAAAAAAAACCAGAATATATAAAATAAAAAGAGCAGGAAGTTTAACCCCTGCTCTAATTTATTTAAAAACTTATGCTTTTATAAAAACATTTGCTTATAGAATAGTTTCTACAGCGATGTTATTTCCAGCAGCATTTGCTAATGTTACTAATTTTAATACAATTGCATCAACAGCAGTTTTTGCAGCTGTATCAGTATCTTTAACAAAAATTTGGTAAACATATTGATCATTGTCAAAAGTACTTGATGGGTTGTTAAATCTTGGAACAACGTGTTGTACATAGTATGCTTTATAAGTAGCATTTCTATCTACTGCACCAACTAATTCATCAGACATTTCAATTTCTCTAATTCTAGCACTGTCAGCATTTCCTTGGTTATAAGGAGATTGACGGTATCTTTCAGATAAAATTAAAGCTCTAATTACTTCTTCACCTTGTGTTTGCTCCATTGAACCTGGAGTTCTTGTAGCAGTACCACAATCGTTACATGGATTACCAGTTTCATCTAAAACAGTTGCAATAATTTCAACTGGTTCAGCGTTAAAGTGATCTCTAGTATCAAATGAACAGTTACCAAATTTAGTATCTACATAAGCACCAACCCAAGTTATAGTTGCGCTAACAGTAGCAGCAGCAGCATTTGGAGTTAATGAAGCAACATAGTTACCAGAAGCAGCAGTTCCCATTGCTTGTGCAACAGTGTATACGCTTTGAACAACTTGTCCAGCAGCATCTGTAACAGATACGATTAAACCACCTTCAGATACAGTATCAATAGTGATAGTACCAGCGGCACCACCTGATTGTACAACAGTAATTACATCTCCTGCAGCATATCCAGTTCCTACATTAGCAATAGAATATGTTAATATTTCACCTGCACCATCAACAGTAAGGATGTTTATTAAAACACCAGAACCTCCAGCTGGAGCAACAGTAGTAGTTAAGTCTGAAGCAACAGCATAACCTGTTCCTGCAGCAAGTATAGTACTTGTAGCAACACCATTAAGATCTGCTTCAGCAACAAATGGTTTGATTAATGGATTAGCTAATGTCATGTTTGCCATAGTAGCTAACACTAATGCTGGATCCAAGTATTCTTGATCATCAACACAACAAATGTTTGCAGAATCACCAATTGCATAAGCATTGTGATTTAAGAAACGTAATGCTGGAGAACCTTTAACATCCATTCTCATGAATTGTGTAGTTCCACATGGAGTACATTCAGCACCTAACGATAACGTTGCAGTTGCTTGTACAGCAGCTAATGCTTCAACTTCCCAAACTCTTGAGATATATTTTGGATTAATTCCTTTAGATTTTACTGACTCTTGGTATCCTCCATGTCCTGGGTTGTTTCCAATAGTATCTTTTGTGTAAAAACTACCTTGTACTAAATAAGCTAAAGAGTTAGCAGGTACAGTTCCACCTGGAACAGCAATTGTCTTCCAGTTTGAATCTACTACTAATCCTAATTTTCCTGCAGTTAATGCTGCAGTTGAAACATTACCAGTTACTTCACCTGATGATGCTACAAACGTTTTAAAAAACGCATTATTAAAATATGCCATAATTTATAATTTGTGTGGAGACCATTACCCCCACGGGTTATATATAATGATTTAAACAGTTTACTCTGCGTGTAACATTATTGTTACGTTATCAATATACACAATAAATTGCTAATACTGAAATTTAATTATTTCTTTCTGCTGATGCCTGTCCTCTTTGCTGCTGATACATACTTTCTATATCACCTGCAATTAAAGATACAGTATCGTCTAACATTAACTCTACAACATCATCCTTAAACTCACAAGGAATATCTACTGTAGATACAGCTCCTGTATACGGATCAGTACAGTTTAGAACTTCAATGTATACTGGCTTTCTATAATAAGTTAATACTGGATTAACTATAGAGAAGTCAACATTTCTGTATATTCTAATTGTATTGTTTAACATTGTACAGAATGTTTCCCCCCACTCAAAGTCCGGATTTTTCAACGGATCTCTGAGTATTAGTGGAACATTTGCTTCTTCTGATAAATAAACCATCATAGTTCTAGCAGGACAACATTCAGATTTTGCATCTGTACTAACACGTTTATATTCCAAGTATGTATCTACCGGAAAATTGTTAGTTTCAAAATACGTATCTGTTGATGTACCTGTTAAAGATAATTCAATCAGTAAAGGTTGTAAATCATCAATTCTTCTTTTTGACAACTCATCACCTTCTTTGTACATATTACCCCCATGTAGATTTCTTCTACACCATTCAAGTTGAGTCTTATTAAATGCTTCAACAAATTGCCAGCATTCTATATTATCATAATCCTGGCTATCAAGTTTATTCAATCTCTGTTTTAACTTAATTAAAAGGGTATTGTTATTCATTTTTTATATTTTTATGATGCCCAGTAAGGTTCAACTTTATCTAAAATAGCCATCAACGTTTCTTCATTTTCAGGATTCTTCATGAACTCTAAACATTCTGAAGGAGTCTTTCCAAGTCTAACACCGCTATCAATTGGTTCAATCCAACCTCCTGCTTTAGTTGTAATGAATCTATAGTATAAAGCATCTTTTATAAGAGCTCTTATTTTTAATTCTTCCATGTCTAATTGAGATGCTTCTAAAAACTGACTTGCAGCTCTTTTCTTTGAAGACTCAGTACCAAACCCATTAATATAATTATCCATATTTTCATATAAGATATCATTAGGTGTAGACTTAACATATTGTACACTATCTGTATCACAGATTTTAGCAACATACATTAATTTAGTTACATTTGAATCATATAGTTTTTGTAACTGAACTAATGATTTATTTTTTAATTTACTTAATTCTGTTCTTGTACTTAAACTTTCTTCTACAGTATCTAAAAAGAATTTAGGTGGATTATTTGACTCCTTTGCTGATCTTAATGATTTAGCAACAATAGAGAACCCTCCTGCATTAATAGCATGCAATTTAATTAAGTCATAAGGATCTTTATCTGGATCTAAAAATACAGGATCATTACCACATCTTAAACTTATTCTATCCCAGAACTTAGAATTATCTGGCTTCATGATAGTTAATTTGTTCCAAAACTCTTTATCACTTGGATCAACTACATTAGCTGCTAATTCAGCTTCTAATTGTGAAACTACTTTTCTAATTTCAGCAATCTTTGCTTTCTTTTTCTCTTTAGAAAGCATCTTTACTTCAGGAGCAAACTCATTTAGTCCTGTTACGTACCTTTTAACACCGTTCATTTCTAAACATGCTAAACTTTCTTCATGAAACACTCCATCATGTAAAGATAATCCATATGACTCTAAGCCCATGTTCTCTTTTCCTGAAGTGAAATAAGGGCGCACTGCAATAGTTGCACTTTTTCCTTGTTGATACTTTTCTACAATTGTGTAATCGCTCATTGTTTTTTTGGTTTTTAAAATTAATAACTCTGCTTAATCAAAGGTACATATTTTTATGAAGTATGTACAGTTTATATATTAATAATTTCTAAAGCAAGATTTTACTCTTGCTGAAGTTTTTGATTATACATCAATAACAATTTTTAAAAGATTAAAAAAAGGGGAGGTTTGATCCTCCCCTGTTTAATTACTTATCCTTAGAATGATCCTCCAGTGATTGGATTTCTCATTACAATTTTAAGAACTTTAGTTGGATCTTTCACCCAGATAGCTGGCATAGTTTGAGTCATCATAACTCTATAACCATTGAAGTTTCCAGTAGAAGCAAACCCTTGAGTTCTTCCCATGTAATCCATAGTACCATTTTGGTAGAACCATTTTAATTGGTTATCCCAAGATAATTTTAATAAATGGATGTTGTCATTTCCTTCGTCAGTAACATCAAAGATGATGAAACTAAATGAACTTAATGGACGACCATCAATTAATGGATTTTCAATATCATTAGTGTTTAAGTTATCAAATGCAGGATTCAATACAAACTTAACGTTAGCTAAGAAAGGAATAGTGAAGCTTGTGTAAGCAAAACCATAATCTAAATCCATACCTGAACCTTTAACAGCTCCAATATCAGATGCATTTTGAACTAATCCAGAACCATATACTTCATCAGCAATAGCTTTATTGATTAATTGCATTCCTGCAATACCTGTTTGTACAACAAGAGATCTTTGAGGATCTGGCCCTTTAAATTCAACCTTACCTTGGTAGAAGTTGTATAATTCAGACTTGAACATATCTAAAGTGAATGAAGACTTATTATAAACTCTTTTGAATGAGTTGTCTAATTGTGCCCATAAACCTACAGATAATCTAATGTCATCCGGTCCATCTTGTTTAATTCTACCACCTTTACCCCACATAAGGTAAGTTTCAATATCAGTAGCAATCTTAGATAAGTGTGCCGCTTCCATGTTTGTGATAAATGTTCTTGTAAGAGATCCGCTTTCAAATGCTTCTTTTGCACCAGCTTTACCCATGTTTGCAACTAAACCTTCAATACTTGCTACTGATGGGTTATTTGCGTCTGTGTTAAAGTTTCTCCAGATCTCAGTAACAGGTACAGTACCATCAGCGTTTAAACCACCTTTGATCATTAAATCTGCTCTTGAAGAGATTGAATAGTGAACGTGTGCTTCTGCTCCACCTACAAAGTTGTAGAATTCACGGAAACCAGAACCTGTTTCAATATCAGAGAATCTTTCTCCGTACTCACCTCTTGCAGAACCTTTTCTGAAGAATTTTGTACCTTTAGCTAAATACTTATTTTCTAAGATTGCTAAGTTGTTGTTATTTACTAATTGAACTGTGTAGATAAAACCGTCACCAGCTGGGATGATATCATCTGCTGTAATGTAAAGTTCTAATCCATTGTATTTATCATAAGTGATAATATCACCATGACCAAATGTTCTTTTAGAAATTTTAATTTTAAATGTAGTACCATCTACACCTTTATTATCGTTTGCAGGCTCAATGTCTGCAATGATATATGGAAGATCTTGTGCAATTGGCGTTTGCCATTTGTACTCACCACGGGCATTATCTACCATGATTGTGTTCTTTCCACCGAATGATGCCATTTGATATAAAGGCATTTCTACCTTTTGGGTCATTGCCCATAAATCAACTGGTCCCATATCCATAGGTTCCGAAGAACCTAACATCTGAGTAAGATGGTAAGAATCAACATGAGAGCTAGCCTTGTAGCTTGTGTCTCTTAAGAAAATTCCATTGTTTAATACTGGAGTGCTCATAATTTACTTGTTTTTGTTTATACTATTTATATTTTTGATTGTTAAATCCTTTTGAAAATATTACCTGATCTCTGTAATTTCTTGCCTGCTGGTTTTCTTTTTGAGCCTTCGTCTTCTTGAATTCCCAATGATGCAGAACTGTTATTGGCAGCTGCGGTTTTTAATTTTCTAACTGTTTTTTCAACACTTTCTTGTGCTCCTTTATCCATGATCTTTGCTTTATATCCTGCTGGATCCTGCAATAACCATAATGCTTCAGAAATTAATGTATAGTTTGGTTCTACAAACTGATACTTTTCTAAAAGATGCCCTAATAAGTTTGTGTTCTTTCCACTAACAGATGGGTAACTTGGTTGCACTAAACCATTATATAACATGGCTTGTGTTTTTCTATCTACTTTTATGTCACCTAAGTTACCTTCTTTAAGGGTCTCATATACATTTGACATATATTGCTTTGATGCATTCTCTTGTTGTTTTCTTTTTAAATCTTGTTCTTCAAGTTTCTTACCAACAATTTTCTCTTGCATCTTATCTAACTTAGGTTTAAACTTAGCAGCTTGCTTTTCTAATTTTCCTAAATCTTTCCAGATTTCTATCTCTTCATCTATTTCATCTGAAGTTCCATAACCTGTAGCACCTAAATATTCTTTAATAATTGTTTCTTGATCTGATTCAGATTTAAGACTAAGTGATTTAGTTTCTTCAACACTACCTAAAGTATTAAATAATCCTTTTAAATCTTGTCCTCCATCTGCTACATATCTAGCAGCAATTTGTAATTCTTCAGGTAAACTTGCAAAAAACTGTTTAGGAGTTTCACGTCTTACTTGATTTCCTCTTTCTTCTAGGTTAGCTTCAATTAATTCTTCCCAATCTTTAGCTGTATAATCATCAAATGATTTATCATCATCAAATGGTACAATTTTATCAGATTTAACTAACTTGTCAAATACATCTGAAATACCAGATATAGATTTTCTACCTCTTTTTCCTGGCTTATCTTCATCTTCTGCAGGTTCTGCATCTAAAGAATCAAGAATGCTATCAGCATTTTCTCCTACTGGTGCATCAACTATAGCATCACCTTCTACACCAGTATCTGATATAGGGTCTTTCTTACTTAAGTCATCAACACCATCTTCATCATGATCTGAAAATGAAAAATCTGCTTTCTCATTTAAACCTGATAAAATATTTTTTTTACTTGCAGTTTCATCAGGTAATGTCATATCACCTCCACTTGGAGCTCCGTTAAAGATCTCATCTAAGTTTATATCTAATGTTTCTACCTTGCTATCCACGGTTGTATCGTTTGTATTCATAATATTGTTGGTTTTAATATTTAATTGTGCTTACATATACAATATAATAAAAGTTCTGTAATGATCCATCACATTAAACTTATAATATTTTAACTTTATATAAAGTTTTTAGCAGTATATGGCTAACGTTACTTTTCTTCTACATTATTTTTTAGAAGATTTATCATCATATTTGTTTTTATTTTCTCTTGCAACCTGCAAACTCTTACTAGAAGCGTCTCTTGTTGCTGCTATTTTCTCTCTTTCAACCTGAAGTCTTTCAGATTCCATTGTTCCTTTAACAGCCATCTCATCACGCTTCAGATTAGTTTGTTCTCTATATTGAGAAGTTTCCTTAATATCCTTCATGGCGTCTTTATAGTCAGACTCCTTATTTTGATTTATATCAACTGCAGAACCAAACCCAGCAGCTTTAATTTCTGCTATAGTGATGTTATTTTGTCTATCCTTAGCATTCTCCTGCATTTCAGATTGTAATTTCTGTTGCTCTTCTTGCGCCTTAGCTTGAAGTTGTTGTTCTTGCATTTGACGTTGTTGTTGCATTTCTTGCTCTCTTTGTTGTTCCATTCTTGTTTCAGAATCTCTTAAGATATCTGTTACTTCAGATATAGAATCAGCTTTAACAATATTACCAAGCTCATATATAGATGCTCCCGTAGTATTATTTGTTACTGCCATTTGTTTCAACTGTTCTAAGATTGCTCTATGGTTAGTTTTAGTAGTGGCAAAGACATTAAAATCTCTAAGTAATAGATCAGTTCCATTCATTGTAAAATTAACCTTCTGAGCCTCTGTAGAGATGTATGATAATCTTACACTAGGATTACTACTATTATAATACTGTGCTAAATCAGTTCTCATTTGGTGAACTCTTGGCATCAAGTGATCAGAATGTTGTACAAAGTATATCTCTGTTTGTGCATATGATTGTTGCATAGCATTAACAACACCTGTTGCTGTTTCTGCAGATACTGCACCACCTAAACGTTGAGGGTTAATTCCAATAGAATCAAAACATTCTTGTTTAAAGTGATTTGCTAATGAAATTCTACTCATCAATCTATTAGTCTGCTCCATATTAAGAGTTTGATAATGATTAAAGTTAGTTGCGTTCTCTGTATTAGTTATTGAAGTATCTAAAGGAAGCATAGAAAAATCTTTCATTGCTGTATACGCTTTAGCATAATTGTTCTTCCCCCAATCTTCACCCATAGAGTGACGTGGTAAAGCATTTTGATCAAACATAATTACTGTACCTAATTCATCTATAAGGATGTCAGCAATCTGATTATTAACCATATTGTAACCTACTTGGTATGCCTTCATTAAATCTACTAATGAAGTAGATCTTGTGTTTCTATCTGAATATACTCTTCCTTCCACTGGTAATTTACATCCATATAAAGAATTCTCACCTTTAAATTGGAATGGTAATCTACCTGGCTTTTCTCTATTGATACCTAAGTATATAGGGTTAAGTCCGTTATCTGCAGATGATTGCCATGTAGCAGGTGTGTTTGGTCCTATCTTAACTCCACCCCATGTTTCATTAATCCATATCCATTCAATATGTTCACCTTGTAATAAAGTATCTTTAGATTTGTTCTTGAAAATTGAAGTATCATAAACTGGTTTCTCAGTTACTTTAAATGATTCATCAATGATCTCTTGAGTTACCTCACCATCAAATTCTATCTTAGTTAAATGACCAACTTTTCTTTGAGTCTTCCAATATATTGTAGCAACTCTCATTAAGTTACCATCACCCCACTGCTCTAAGTCTTCACTTTGAGAAAGTATTTGTGATAATATATCCCCACCTCTTGAAGGGTCTGCTGCTAAATTACTTGTGTATTGTCTATATGCTAAACCTGGAGCATTTGTATTCCAGTCATGTGATCTTGTAGCATCATAATAAGAACCATCATTCTGGTAACCATTAACTTGATACTGTGCTGATTTTGCTGGGTATATTCTTTGTAACGATGATAGTTGTTTTTCAGCCATTAAATATCCATACTTATCTACAACATCTGATACAGTCATAAGATCCACCTTACCTACGTAATTTGAATCTGATATATATCTTTGATCTGGAGATTTTTGATAGAATGTTAATACTGGATTCCATAACTCTACATCATAATCATCTTCTAACATTCTAAAATGCCAAAATTCTCTATCTGCAATAAGCATATCTCTGAACCCGCGTTCTTCAAGCTCTTGCATTTTGAATCTTTCCTCATCCACATTTAATTGGTGAGTTGCCCACTCTTCAATACTACTTCTATATGACTTACTAAAATAGTCTTCTATTTCAGGAAGTGTTTTTAAATTATCTGGTGATAGTTGTTGTTGAGCTTCTTCAGAAGCTGGATCCATTCCTGCTTCAATCATTTTCTCAATCATACTTCTTTCAGCATCAGCTAATAAAGACTCTTCAATTTGAGTAGACTTTTGTTCAAGCATTTCATTATAAGACTTATCATCTACAGCTCTAAACTGTATCTTATTATATCTTTTTGTAAACTCACCACTTAATACATTAATTACATTTGGTATAATAGGATAAAATTTAAGTTCTAACGCTGAATCATTCTCCTTTGTTAAAACATCCATAAGATCTTTGTAATCATTGTCTTCTTCAACAATGTAATCCGACTTATCAATTACACCTTTAGCCAACTTGTAATTTTTCAAAAGCCTTCTTGCATTAGATCTCAAGAATTCTACCCCTTGTGTTTCTAACCAATCTAAATTCCATGCAGCCCAATCATCAGTCTTTTCTGAATAAGGTAAAAACTGTACTGGTTGAGTTAAGCTTGAATATGTTGGACCATCCTTAGCTTTAGCTCCATTTTTTAACTGCATTGCGTTTAACACTCTCATTATGTATTTTATTTAGTTAAATCTATTTGTAATTTTTAAATCCTGACCTACGTGGTCTATTACCATCAGACTTTGATGAACGCCCTATATTTTTAAAGGGGCTATACTTTAATTTACTTATTTTTTCTGAATTCTCCAAGGATTTACCCTCTGATTCACGTCTTTTTGAATATCCTCTATTAGATTGTTGTATTTTAACAAAAGCAATTAAAGCTCCAAACGCAACTAACCTATCAACGTTTAATCCCGGATAGTATGCAAGCATCTCAGTTATAAGCATAGGATCAGGTACTCTTTCAACACCAAATGTCTGATTTGTTACAACACCGTTAACATCAGTTTCCTCATCTATAACCTCTCTTAAGAATTCTATGGCATAAGAAATCAAATGACTCTTAAATAGAGTACCCGTATTCTTCCATCCATATTCTTGATAAACAGTTCTATTAGAACCTAAATCTTTTAAAAATAGTATCTGTTGTTTAGGAACTAAATATCTTTGTTTCTTTCTTGCAATCATATGCTGTATAAATAAAGAAATATTATTCTCCACCAATGTCCATGCATTATACCACTCTATAATCAACTCTAATCTCTCATGTGTTTTATTGATATCATCAAATCTACCACACCATGCTGCTACTATCTTATCTTTCTCAATGAACTGCTCAACATCTCCTGATAGAGTAGTCCTGGTTACTTCAGTTGCATTCTTGTATACAAAAATACTACATAATGAATCAGATGTTGTTGTCTTACCTTCTGATACAGGATCAATTGATGCATAGTATGCACCAAACTGAGGACTCTTAACTGGTCTTTCCCATACTACTATTGTTCCAGTCTTATCTACTTGTTTCTTATCTACTGGGAACTTAGTGATTGGAAGTTTATTTGTTCTCTTTGCAGATATTCCTTTTTCATCCCTATCTAACTCAATAAGTTCATATGGATATTCTTTCTCTTCAATTCTTTTTTTCTGTCTTGATAATATACCCTGTGGGAATATAGATTCTTTTCTATATGCAAAAGCTTCACCAATATTCATTGGCTTTTGAGAAATTCTTAACTGGAATTGTTCTCCATTTAATTCATTCTTCCAACCAGCTCTTTCTTCAATGATTGCTTCCACTGCTTCTTCCACCATTGAATTACCATATGTATCTATGAATGGAGGCATTGACCATTGCTCCGGAATAAACAAACCTGCCATTCCAATAGTACCATCCTTATCCATTAGGTTAGTTTCAACAGAATATATATCATTTGCTTTAGGATTTAAGATCATTTCCTTCAATGGATTACATTGTTGTAAATCACCAACAGATCCTGCTGCAATAAACATCCCTGTAGTCATCATACCTGAAGACATTGCTGGACGTAAGTACTCATATGTATCAGACATCTTTGGTGCAATACCTGCTTCCTCATGGAAGAAGTATGTACACGGACCACCAACACCTGCCGTTGCATTCTTCTCAAAAGAAGCCCCTTGTATTTTAGATTTTAATCCCCTTGCTGTCTTTCTACTATTTATCTTAACTTCAATTTGTTGTTGCCATAGTAATACCTTTTCAGGATTACAAGGTCTATACCATGCTGTATGTTCATTTAAAAATGTCTTATATTCATCTAAGAATTTCCAAGAACCCTTATCATTAATATAATCCTTCAATGATGCACCAATCTTACATATACTTCCCTCTTCAAACCAATAGGTGTTAAGGAGTTTTGCCATATGAAAGTATGAAGATGCTATCTGACGTTTCTTTAGTATTGCTGAATGTTTATTATTTAACTCTGCTAATAATTCATACAATGCCATGTGATACTGAGCATCTCTTACCTTTGCAAAGCCATACTTCTTTTCTTCTTTATCAAAGATTGGTAGGAAGTTTAACCACATGTAATAATCTCTGGTTAAAAAAAAGCTTTTATTACCATCATTATATATGACACCTTCTCTACATTTATTCTTCTGGTCTTCCCAATATGCAGTAAAATCTTTTGATCTAAATGGACTATCACAATAGAAACCTTGTTTATTAAAGCGTTTAGCTTCTTCATTGAATATGTGTGATACAGCTGTAAACCCATAAAGGCCTGGCTCGCTAAATACACTTAGAATGTATGTAACAAAGTCAGACTTATCTATGAATTCAGTAGTCTCCCACACACCATTGTTGTATGTAGGGACCGTTTTATACATTTTCTGTTTCAGTTATAATTGCAAATATATCTCCCTCTTGAATAAGCAAGTGATCTTCACCATCATGCTGCATAGTAGTTGGTAAACAGTGTTCTGTATATTGAACAACATCACCTACTTTAATCTCCTCCACCGATTGTCCTTTTGCTATTACAACTCCCTTGCATTCATTCTTCTGAGCAATCTCAGGTAAAAATAATCCTGATGCAGTTTTTGTTTTACGTTTCTTTTGTTTAATCAATACTTTCTTTCCTGTTGGTGTTACTTTTTCAATCATCTTTTTTGTTTTTGGTTTATTATTAAATATTGGTTCATCCCAGTAGCAAAAATGCCATGAGTCTTTTTCTTTATCATTCATTATAGTTGATCATATGCCAATCCGGCTCCTCCACGTACTGAACTTTCTTGTTCTTGTTTCATATCAGTGAATGTACCCTTATAAGATTGTCTAATTGCATCAAACTTTGCAGCAACATTAATCATAGAGTTTATATTACCGTCTCTACCGTGTTCTATGGCCGTAACTTCCATATATTTAGCTAATCTATCAAGCATAGCTTTAATCCCCACATACGCTCTGTAAGTAGGTGTCTCGTACATCTTCTTACACATTTCTAATGCATATCTAATCTTACCATCTTCAGTAGACTCTTCTAAGCCAACCTCCTCAATGATTATATCTTCCTTTTCATACTCAGGTAAGTTAAAGAATGGATTGAGATCTGGATTAGGACAGCTCATATAAAATATGTACTGATACACTTGCATGTATGTATCTGGATAGTTAGTCATTAATACTTTTAAGAACGGTAATGTGTGACAGTGTTCTGTTGGTATAACTTTATTGTTTTGTATGTCAAATAATCTAACTATCATATTATTGTTTGTCTTTTAACCACATCATAAGAGAAGAAACTTCATCTTTTAAATATGGTAGTTCATATATCTTTACTTCCTTTAAAACAGGTTCACCATTTAGTATTTTACTAATTGGATATCCGTTTGAATCTTCACCCACTGTTTCAAACTTAACATGTTGTATTGTTAACTTACCAATCTTTAATTTGGGGTTATGCTTCTTAATAATATACGCATAAATACTCAATTGTAGATTATAATGCTTGATATTACAGTCATCTAAGTGATTAACAGGCTTATATAATTTATTAGTAATACCTTCCCAATTGGTATAACCCTTTTCTTTAATTTCCTTATTTGTTTTATAATCATGGATGTTAATATACCCATCAACTACTTCAACTAAATCTGCTTGACCACATAAAGCCATAGACTTTAGATATACCATATGTTCTGGATATACACCCTCTTCAAGCTTTTGTTTAGGCGCATATTTCACACCATCTACATCAATATCAGGTTTGATAATTGGTACTTCAGTTCCATTACGCTCAATGGTTTCAAAGTCTAACATATCAGCTTCTCTTTGGTTATGATACCAGTTACCAAGCTTTATTGCGCGCGTTGTTTCATTATCCCAAGCATCAAGTATTTCTTTTTGTGTCATACCATGCCACTTGGAGCGTTTGTTCTTAGAAGACTTCTTTGCTTGACCTTCTCTATCAAACTTAGGTTTGAACATTCCTATAAATGAAGTAACACTAGTCCAATCAATCTTATCTTGATCATTACTTTCATAAATGTGCCCCTCTTCTTTAAATATTATTGCCATGTTAGTTGGTTATTGTAGAATACCAGTATTGATCTTCTTTATTAGTAATTATAAGTGTGTTATATGTATTATATATATAATTTATCTTAATTTCCTTCTCCATCTTTAATTTGTTTATTAATTAAACCCTCAACATCCTCAGATACAATTGCTGGCCAATATCCTTTAGGACATTCAGAAGATAATGATCTTAGCTTGTAGTCTAAACTACATCCACAATCAGAACAACAAGGTTGAGTTCCTGGCGCTAAACAACTAGTTCCTTTAAGATCTAAAAGCGGACACTCAGTACAGACTTGATATCTATCTGTGAATATTGCTTCAATATGATCTCTTTTAAACATATTGTTTTTTATTCCTTCCGTTATCTTGTCTAGATTGTTAAAGGCATCTAAATATTTCTTCCAAGGTTTACTCATTTTTTTTAGTTTTAAAATCTTTTCTTTTTAATATATCAGATTCCATCTGAATCATTGCTGATTCCATTTGAGTTATATTCTCCTGTATGGATTCACTTTTAGCATAACCATTATAGGTTCTTTTTGCAATGTTACCTAATATACTTTTATTCTTCTTTATTCCCAAAGCTAACTTTGCTTTCCTCAACTCAAAGGTACCTATACCCTCAACATTAATTCTTGGAAAAGCCAGTGTGGATAAGCTCTTTCGTAATTTAGAATAATAGAAGCTGATGAAGTCATCCACTACTTGTGGATGAACTCCAACTTCTTCTGCTAATCCTTTCTTAAATTCCTTATGCTTCTTTGGGTTCATTTCCTAAAATTTTATAGTCTAATAATACTACACCAGTTGACTGAACATTTAAGTCAGCATTTAATGTAATGGTTTTCTTAAGACCGTTCTTTTTAACAATCAACCCTTTCTTCTCTGCTTTTGAAATAGCATTTCTTGCAGACTGAGAACTTTTAAATACATTTAGTTCTGTTAATAAAATACAGAATTTAGAAATCTCAATATTTGGGTTCTTAGCTAATGCAGCTAAAAACTTTAAA